GGCACTTGTTGCCAGGACAGTGGATTTACCACCCTGTTCTCATCTACCTTCCAGCGACGTCGCTCTGCTGTGCATGTGACGTCTCCTTACTGGAGGTATAACCCTGCCTGTGGTTCAGGCATAAAAGAAAGGCATTACCATGGGAGGTACTTTCACCGATAAACGCACCAAGGACCGTACTTTTAGGTCCGTGTGGCGTCGACCCGCTGATCCGGGGACACTCCGTGAAGGAGTTATCCGGGTACCTCTTACAGAAACCGTGACCAGTTATCGTACTGGTCGCGCTGTGGATTGGCAAACCCAAAAAGATACTTTTGGAGCCGTCTATGTTAACGGCTTTACTGAGTTCTCAAGTAAGTATGACAAAGGCCATCCGTTCTATCTGTTAAAACAGTATGAGATCGGGAGTCCCAGGCGCTTTTCGCGCGGGAATCCAAACGATGGAACCGCCTTTTTTGACGGTTACATTAGTTTTGATGGTGTCTCTGCCGGGACGAAGCCCTCGTTTGCAGTCGTGAACAAGATGTCAGATAATGATATCAAATTCTACGGTAATGCAGCGATGGCTCGTATTCGTCCCACCAAGCCGCAGGCCAACCTGTCGCAATTCCTTGGTGAATTATTCACCGAGGGGATCCCCATGGTATGGAGATCCGCTGATTCAGTTAGGAGCATTATCAATGACTGGGAGACTCTTCGTAGAAGAGCACTTCCCACCACGGGTGATGCTTACCTTGCTGTTCAGTTTGGTCTTCTGCCGATCATATCTGATCTGCAGAAGATTTGCTTGTCACTCGTCGAGGCTCACAAACTCCTCGGCCAGTACTATTCAGGTTCTGACACTCCTGTCAGAAGGCGTTACGACTTTAAACCGGAGGAGTCTGTAGTGATACATGCTCCACCGACCTCCCTGCGTGTTAATACAGGTGGGTCGGATCCGTTTACAGCCAATCTGTCTCTCTCCGCCAACTCCAGGTCTACTAAAACAACTAAGTATACCTGGTTCACTGGTTCTTTCCAGTATCACGTTGCGCGACTGTACACTAGCAACAAAAATGCTAGCAGTCGTTTAGACGAGTTCTGGACTAAGGCAAATTACCTCCTAGGTACAAAAATCACACCTAGCGTAATTTGGGAGATTGCTCCATGGTCATGGCTTGTCGATTACTTCGTAGGTCTGGGCGACGCTTTTGCGTTGACCGACCTCGGAAACACCGACAACCTCGTAGTTCGCTATGGATACCTGATGCGACGAACAATCGTTCAGGACCACTGGGTCTATAACCAGGGCGTATATAACAACGTCCCGGTTGGGCCTATCTCTCGCGTCCTAATTACGGACATGAAAGAGAGATACAAAGCTACGCCTTTCGGGTTTGGTGTTGACCCCCGCAGTTTAACTGCGGGGCAAGCTGCCATCCTTGGTTCCCTGGTCGCTTCTCGACTATAACCATATCTAGCCTAACCACCTAGAACAACTGTCTGCTGCTATTCGGTAGTAGGCTTCAATTAATATGGTCATGCCGTGAGGCACACCAGATAGGACGATTGTCATGGCTTTCGCCGACCCTCAATCAGTAACGATCAATGCTGTTGCTAATACGCTTCCGCGTACTAGCAATGGCGTTAACACCGGAGCCTTTACAAAAGACGACGGTAACGTTAAGCTCTCCGTTGCGCATTCCTATGGGAAGCGTAACCGGCGAACTCTTCGCATTGATCACTCGAAGATTGCCGCTGATCCACTGATTAGCGCCGTTTCGATCCGGTACTCTATGAGTGCCTACATCGTTGTCGACGTTCCCATTACTGGGTACACAGTGGCAGAGGCAAAGCAGGTTATCGATGGGTTTCTTGCCTATCTTACTGCTTCTTCGGGCGCTCGCATCACTCAACTTCTGGGTGGTGAGAACTAGTCTATGACCGCTTACGATGTGATATCCATTTTGGTATCAATCATAGGTGCCATAGGCGTTACTGTAATCGCATATGCCTTGTTTGGCAAACACGCGAGACATCGGGCCTAACAGCTCGACACTGAGAACAGGCGAAGGTCGTGGCCAGGATCCGTTAACTCTTAAGGAGCAACGAATGAAAAGCCTGACCTTGTTCTGTCATGTCATCCTCGATGAATTGGGGATGATGGTTGGCACAAGTACCCTCCGGGACAGGAAAACTGTCACGGAGCGAATCGAACACGAGGGTATATCGTTTTTAACGATTACTCTACCCCAGTTCGCAAGAGATTTCGAAAGAAGCCTCGAGCAGACTTGGGTAACCGACGACCTTTTCGCAGGATTTTCGCGAAAGGGGGAACTCCCCAAGTTTTTGGGTGGGTTCCTCGATAAAGTGTTCGATCGTGGTACTGGACGCTTGTGGATGGTACTATCTGCAATGGAATCCATTGTAGACAACGGCATGGGAGAAGTGCGGGCAACTGCCAACGCTCCTACTGTCCGTGAATCTATTGAAGCAATCAAGGCAATCCGTCAGTTTACACTGATGTTTGCTAAGATCGACTTACCCTGCAGTGATGCAAGGACAAGTGCTGCTCTAGATCAGTACCTTTCATGTGAAAGAGAAGTTACGGAAACTTCCGCGGCTTTTTTAGCGGAGGACCTCGAGAAGAGGACCTTGTTCGCTATAAACGCCTTGGAGGCCTACTTTGGAATCGAGCGTTTTCACGATGTGATGCTTCCGTTTATAGAAGTAGCACAGCGGTTGACATCCGACCCAAACACGGACCTGGATCTACTGCTGATGGACTTAGAGGAAACTCGAAGTTCATTCAGACAGAGTGGACCCAACGTCTAGAGCAATACTTTCCCTATGCAGGGTTTGTGGCTCCATCCTATTCGGCCTATCTAGCCGAGTTACAGGACGTGGTAACCTATCTTGAACCTGGAGCTGAGAGGTCTGTTCAAGTCCTCGCAGTTCCTAAGACGCTAAAGACACCCAGGATAATAGCCAGGGAGCCTACGTGCATGATGTATGCACAGCAAGCTCTCCTAGGACTACTAACTGAAAACGTGGATAGTGATGACTTACTATCGCGTTTTGTCAACTTCAATGACCAGACGTTTAATCAACGTATGGCCAAGGAGGGTTCCATTAATGGAGCTCTCGCTACGCTAGATTTAAGCGAAGCAAGTGACCGTGTCTCTAATCTGCACGTAAAAGCCCTGTTAGATCACTTTCCCAGTTTTGCTGGGGCCGTTGATGCATGCAGGTCGATGAAGGCAGATGTACCTGGGCGCGGGACTGTTGTCCTGTCCAAGTTCGCATCTATGGGTTCAGCGCTATGCTTCCCGTTCGAGATGGTCGTGTTTTTAACGGTCATCTTTTGCGGTATAGAGAAAGCGCTCAAGCGCCAGTTAACCCGTAAGGACATAAAGTCCTTTGCGGGCCAGGTGCGTATCTACGGTGATGACATAATTGTCCCCGTAGATTTTGTGATCCCCGTGGTTAATGAATTAGAGGCTTTTGGCCTCAAAGTCAATAAAACCAAGTCTTTCTGGGTAGGTAAATTCAGAGAGTCTTGTGGAAAGGAATATTATGACGGATCGGACGTATCAATAGTCCGTGTTCGTGACTTATTCCCTACCTCACGAGGCGACGCGACCGAGATGGTCTCTACAGTATCTCTGCGCAATCAGCTGTTTAATGCTGGTTTCGTAAGTACTGTGGAGTGGCTAGACAAACTTATAATGGGTTTTATTCCATTTCCGTTTGTCGATGCTACATCTCCGGCATTAGGGCGGTTCCGCTACGAAGGTCATCAGACCGACGAGTGGGATAGTAAGTTGCAGCGACCCCTTGTCAGGGCCGTTACGATCAAGGTGAAACTACCTATAAATTCTATAGATAGTTATCCCGCCTTAATGAAGTGGTTCCTAAAAGACAGTGAAATGCCTTTCATTGATCGGAACCATCTTTTGCGTTCGGGAAAGCCCGTATCTTTACAACTAAAATACGGAAAGGTACCAGCCTGTTAGGTTGGTAAGTGCGGGTTAATACCCCGCACTGTCAGGAGGCATAGCACTTCTTTGAGGTACTATGTCCTCAGGAGGTGCACTTTTTAAGGTAGATTTATTTAACCCTAAAAAAGGCAGTGCACCTC